TTCAGATTCTTAATTATCTCTGCTACCATATCAATCTTTTCTTCTTGATTGACAATCTTAGCTTTTTCTTGAATCATATCTCTGTCTGCGTCAAGGTAGTAATCCACTTCACCCTTCATCAGCCGCTTCATGAAAGGTTCCCATCCAAGGTCTTTCATTTCTTCTTCTGACATTTTTCCATTATAGTATTCATACTTTTTCAAATATGTTTCTCTAGATTGGAATTGGTATCCTTTAAGTCTTCTCCGTTCATTGAAAAATATTTTCAGATACTTGCTGTGGAGTTCTGGAATTCTAATTGACTCAACACCTAATTCTGTTTTGTCAATTTTAGAATCTTTTGCCCACTCTGCTGCGATATCGTCTAGTGTCATGATATATTGTCCTCATAAAATTTCTTCATTATATCATAATACTAGTCTCAAGTCAAATATTAAACAACTTTTTCTGCGTAATATGTTGTGTAATTGAAGTTGATATTTGCTGTTAGGAATTCTTGACCTTCAGTAGATGTGAATTGGATGTTTGATATTGAAGATGGATACAAGTCTTTGAACGTAATGCGTACATTCGGATTGTTTGAATTAGTTTTGATAGTTAGCGTAGCATCAGAAGTAATGCTATTATTTTGTCCAGCAGTGCGAGTAAGATTACCGAGTTTATCGTATCCTGTAGGATTGCCTAGCTGATATATCCAATCATAAACTTCAAACCATGTATTCATATCTTCATCAAGTGCAATAGTGATATCCAATGGATCAAATACTAATTGATTAGATGGTATTGAAAGTCTAGTGAATGGAGTTTGTGTATCTGTTGAAAGCAATGTCATTGCAGGAAGAGTAATGCTCTGAATGAAAAATTCAATGTTTGGCATTCTAGTGAGAATGAACTGATACTTGTTGTTAGAAAGAAAGCTCTTGTTTACTGGACTGATAATTGTTTCTGCCATGATGATGCCTCGTAAGTTATTGTTGTATATTTATAAACCAAAAAAAGGGGACCTTTAAGTCCCCTTTTAAGTGTCCGATGTATCTCGGCTCAATCAGTGCTTTTGATATTACATCAAGTTAGCGATTGCGAATCTACGGTAGTAGATGTTCTTGTTAGAGAACGATAGAGTACCATCAGCAGCAGATGTTGCGAATGGGTTAGCTACCATGCCATAACGTGTCTTGAACGCAATCTTTGGTTGGAAAGAATCTTGTCCAACTGCACGAACCATTTGTAGAGGAACGTATGGGCAGTAGAATAGACCAGCATCAAATGCTGAAGTGCCTTTGTAACCCATTGTTGCGTAGTGTACACCAGAAGTTGCAGCGAAATATGGATCGATGTAAACTTTGATACGACCGTTTAGAACACCAGCAAATGTATTGCCTGTATCGTCAACTTGTAGTGCATTAGACAATGCAGGTGTGTAGTCAAGAACACCAGCCATTTGCAATGCAGAAGCTACGTCTGAAGAGCAAATTAGGATGTTACCTTTACCACGGCGAGTTGCTTTAGCAATCGCGTTAGACTCACGCTCCAATTGGAACATTAGACCCTTGAATTTTTCAACTGACCAACGACCGTTAGCATCAACGTCTAAGTCGAATGTACCAGCAGTAGTTACGTTTTCTTGTGCACCGATAGTAGCAGTAATGTTGATCTGACGAACAACTTCACGGTTAATTTCAGCTAAGATTTCTGTAGAAAGAATGTTAGCCAATTCTTGTTCAGCGTCCAAACCATGAACTGCTTTCAAGTCTTGTGCTAATTCCATTGTGTATTCAGCTTTTAGCGCACGGCTTTTTGCTGTAACGGCAACTTTCTCGATAGAGAATGCCATTTCACGCATTGTTGTACCAGCACCCAAGTCTTCAGCAGTAGCTGTAGTCATACCTGTTTGTACTGTGTAGTTTGTTGCGTTAGCTAGTGCAGGTGTAGCACCTGTTTGTACGCCATAAACACCACCAAAACCTGTGTTAGCTTCGTTGAACAAAGCTTCTGTGCCGTCTTGCAATGCGTATCTTGAACGCATAGCAAAGATCAAGCCTGTTGGACCTGTCATTGGCTGAACACCGCAAATATCATATGCGATTAGGTTAGGCATCGCACGGCGAACCAAGCTGATTAGAACTGGATCGTAAATGTCGATGTTACCATCACCAGCAGTAGATGACGATGCACCCATGTTGTTTGTTGGTGATGTTTCTGATAGTAGAGAACCTGGTGAACGATATCCGCCTGAAGAATTTTCACGGCATGAAGCTTCTTGGTTTTCTAGCAATTGGGAAACAACTGCTCTTTTGTGACTGTCTTTAATGGATGCTAGGTCAGGATGATCTAGAACTGGACCCCATTTTTTTACTAATGATTCGATTGACATATATTTTCTCCTTGAGTATTAATTGGAACTCTGTCTGTTATTATTTATAAAAAGTTATCTTTTCACAATTTTTGATATACTTTGAACGTAGTGATTCATTGCTGGAGCAAAAGATTCATCTAAGTTTACTGCGCCATCACCATCTAAGCTATTGCTTTTTGGAGCAACTTCTTCTTCGATTTTGCTATCAAAATATTTCTTCTTAGTTAAAGAAAGTTTTTGTTCATAGTCTTCGTCCGAAACATACTCAATACCTTCAGCTAGACTTTTCAATTTTGCTGATTGTACATCTGTAAGACCTTCAGAGATTTTATTAACAATATTCTCTTTTCTGTACTCATTGATTTCGGAATTCATTTGTACATTTTCAGTAACAAGTTTATCCAATTCAATTTCAAGTTCTTGAAGCTTTTCTGTGATTTCTTCAATTACATCTAACTTTTCTTCTGGAATATCAACATAGTGTTCTGTGAATAAATTTTTCAATCCTATCATAAAGTCTTCAGCCAATTCTGCTTTGATACCAGATTCGACTGCGAGTTTATTTTCTTCCATCCATTCGCTAACGACATACTCTAAGTATTCATCAACCTTTGTAATCATGCTTTCATTGATAGAATCAATTTCTTCTTCTAGTTTAGTTTCGTATTCTTCATCAAGCTTTGCTCTTTCTTCAGAAACTTTTGCTAGAATAGCAGCTTCAAAGATAGCCTTTGCATTTGATTTGAACTCTTCAGATAAACCTTCGCCAGAGAAAATCGCTGTAATGTCATCTTGCACATTAGAGTTAATTTCTTCTGTTTTAGTATCTTCTTGTTTGTTTTCTACTGTCATAGCAGTCTCCTTTTTATGATATTTAACTATATCTATTTATACAAGTTATAATTTGGAAATGAAATCTTGGAAAACTTTAATCATATTTTCTTCTAAGTTTTTCTTAGAAGAACCTTGAATGACTTCTCTTTGTTTTACAACATCTGCTTCTCTAATTACTCCGTTATCCCAAACCCACTCTTTGCCTTCCATAATGCCACGCACGTATGCATCAGGTGCAGAAGGATCGGCTACGATATCTGCTGCTGTTGCTAAGTGAAAGTCGTCCTTAACAATTTTAATACCATTTTTGCCTTCTACTAGAGAACCCATGCCTCTTGTAGATACACCAATAGTTGCGCCTTCAGATAATAAATTCTTTACGATATTGCCGTAAGGAGTATCCATGATCTTTGCTTTGCCAATGAAGTTATTACCTTCTTGTCTTAAGCTCTTGATCAAGTGTGATACTCTTTCCAAATTAATATTAGGACCATCTGGATGACCTAATTCTCCATATGCACGATTCTTATTTACGAATTCTGTTACATATCTATTCGTTTCTTTTTGTAGAATTGGAAGAGAGTACATACGGTTATTCCTATTAGGCAATTCAGCCTGCATAAAAATGCCTTCAATGTAAAAGTTCTTACCACCCGATTCATTCTGCTCGGTAATAATCTTTACTTCTTCATTAATTTCTGTGATTAGTTTCATGCGATTATCTCCTTATTATGGCGAGATGCCGTCATCAGTTGATTCACGACTTACGTAACCAGAAGTCTTCTTACCTTCTAGAATAACTGTGTATGCAGCATTGTTTGTAAATCCTACTGTAGACAATAGAATGTCACCAGTCGGACTGCTTGCATTGTTTGTAATTGGGCATTGACCGCCTGTTACTAAATCCCAATATCCTGAACCAGTTAATGTAGCTGCTACTGTGTTTGCTGAAGTTCCATTCCATAGAATAGTAACTCTAGGAGACATTAATGAACTTGTTCCAGATGCTACTGACCAAAAGAGCTTTGTGATAGTCAATCTCTGTGTTGAATTGTCGCCGTTAGTTGCGATCAAAGAATTGGCTGTAACTTTTTTAACGTTTGTTTCGCCCGTTCCGTCAGAAATATTTGTTAGCTTTACTGCCCATGCAGAAGCATGGTCTTTTAATACTTGTGTTGTTACTGCATCAGCCATTTTATTCTACCTTTGAAATTGTAGCAAAATCTAATAATGCATCTGCATCAGATTCTAATCTAGTTAAAAACATCTCTTGATTTTCTGCGCTTAAATTTTCATAAAGGCTAAAAAGAACTTCTGTTGCGTCAACATCTTCTTTCATTTTAGCTTTGATTATGTCGTATGCGTTTTCATCAAAAGACTGCTTGTTATTAAGCTGGTCTGCTCTACGTTTTCCGGCACCAGCTTTCACACCTTTAGGTCCAACTTCCTCTGGACCAGTTTTAAGCTGATCTGCTGGATCTTTTGGCTCAGCCATGAATGTAGACTTGGCAAACTTAGCTTCTTTGCCATGTGCATACTTCGGCTGTTCAATTTCATCTAACTGAATAAAATCCTTAAAGCTCTTCATCTGAATTGACCTCTGAAATTTCTGGTGACTCATCTTCTTCTTCCGAAGACGATTCATCTTGCGTTAAAACTGTACTAGCAACTGACATTTTTTTCATCTCTAATGCATCGCTTAGTTTATCTTCTAATGCTGCAATGATAGAATCTTTAAATTCTAAAGGCTTAGCTTGATAAGCGTGTTGTAATGCTGTCTGAATATGTTCCATGATATAACTCCTTAATTTGCTTTATATATTTATAAAAACTTAATATTCAGTTATTCTGCTGGCTTAGCTAGTGTAACTGGAATAGGTTTTGGTTCAGGTGGAGGTGGCTCATCCTCTGCTGCTGCTGCTGTT